ATACCTCTAGAATGTCAGAAACTCTTCCACCACTTCCAGATTATGATGAGGTATTTGAAGACGATGAGTAATGATGATTGGAGATATACTGATGATCGTTTAAAATTGAGGGCCCAATGTATAAATATACTATTAAAGAGATTTGGTGGTGTTCAAATAGATAAAGTTGGATATTCTACCCAAGACATTTATGAATGTGTAGATGTTTGGGTCTCTCAGGGTAATAAAACCTCTAATGGTTTAGTTTCCTTTTTCAAAGCATATTTTATCAAGGATGAGATCGACAAAAAAAGCGGCTAAGTATATTATAAAACATTCTGATTTATTTACAGAGGGTGATATGTTATATGCTAAAAAAGTGCTTCATCAAAAAAAAATAAAAAAATTATTGAAAAAGACCAAGAATGAATTTAGTAAAATTGATATCAGTAACTCCTAATGCCGAGAGGCTGATGGGGAAAATAGCTAGGGTTTCAAATCCTAAGAACCAGGAGAATCCTAATGTAGAAGGACTTTTAAAGTATTGTATTAAGCATGGTCATTGGTCTGTATTTGAGCAAGCACATATGACGGTAGAGATTAATACTACGCGTGGATTAGCTGCTCAAATCCTAAGGCACAGGTCATTTACCTTTCAAGAATTTTCTCAAAGATATGCTAATTCATCTCTTTTAGGTGAAAATATTCCATTACCAGAACTTAGAAGGCAGGATACAAAGAATCGTCAAAACAGTACAAATGATCTTGATGAATTTACCATTAAGAAGTACGAAATGTTGATGGAAGATCATTTCTCTAAGTCTATGGACCTTTATCAAAAGATGGTTGATGATGGTATTGCTAAAGAATGTGCAAGATTTGTATTACCTCTTGCAACACCAACCAAAATGTACATGACTGGCAGCTTGCGGAGCTGGATTACCTACATTGCTCTGCGAGAGAAGAATGGAACACAGAAAGAACACAGGGATATTGCGTTATCCTGTAAGGAGATATTTTGTAAAGAGTTTCCCATAACATCAGAAGCACTTGGAGGTATTGATAATGAGTGGTTGATATGATATAATAAAATACACAACAACCTTTCTACCATTTCAGAAGCTCTAGACTGGGTATCTAAATAACCTTACATATATTAAAAAATTATGCCTACATATCCATTGAAAAATTTGAAGACTGGTGAAACTAAAGAACTCTCTATGTCAATGGTGGCATACGATGAGTGGAGAAAAGAGAATCCTGATTGGGATAAAGATTGGATGGCAGGAGTTGCTGCTATTGGAGAAGTGGGAGAGGTATATGATAAGCTGAAGAAATCTCATCCTGGATGGAATGACGTTCTTCGTAAAGCATCTAAGATGCCAGGTTCTAATGTAAGACCTGTATAACTTACCCAAAACCAAAATCATCTTTTAGTTTCAAAAATGGGGGAAAAAAAACTCAGGAATTTTTTTACCCCTATTACTTTTTTTAAAAATATATGCCAAGAAAAAAATCAGCAGGTATTAGCACAAATCCCGTTCCTTACGGGATGAGCAATAAAACAATGAAAAGAAAAAAACCAATTAATTTAGATTATATTAAAAAAATTGAACCTCTTACAGAGAATCAATCACACTTTTTTGAAAGTTATAAAAAAGGACAAAATTTAATTGCTTATGGAGTAGCTGGAACAGGTAAGACTTTTATTACTCTTTATAATGCTATACTTGATGTATTGGACCCAAAATCTCATTATGATAAAATATATATTGTTAGATCACTTGTAGCAACTAGAGAGATTGGGTTTCTTCCTGGAGATCATGATGATAAATCTCTACTTTATCAAATTCCTTATAAGAATATGGTGAAGTTTATGTTTCAGATGCCAGATGATACTTCATTTGATATGCTCTATTCAAATTTGAAGGCACAGGGAACTATTGGTTTTTGGAGTACTTCTTTTATAAGGGGTACAACCTTTGATAATTCTATTATTCTTGTAGATGAGTTTCAAAACTTGAATTTCCATGAACTTGATAGTATAATTACAAGGGTTGGTGAAAATTCTAAAATTATGTTTTGTGGTGATGCCACTCAAACAGATTTAGTTAAACAGAATGAAAGGAATGGTATTTTTGAATTTATGGAAATCATAAAAAATATGCCATCTTTTGATGTTATAGAGTTCAACGCTGAAGATATCTGCAGAAGTGGATTAGTTAAAGAGTACATCATAGCAAAAATGGAACTTAATTTATGATTTTTAATCATGTTGATTTGAATCTTTCTTCATTAGAAAGAGAAACTATTGATGGTGTTAGATACTATAAGATTCCCGAATCTGGTGAGGTTATTAAGTTAGTATCTATTACTTCAATTATTAGTTTTATTACTCGGGATTTCTTTATAGAATGGAGAAAGAGGGTAGGTGTAGAGGAGGCTAATAAAATTACCAAGGCTGCAACTAGTAGAGGAACAGACATGCATACTCTTGCTGAATGTTATCTATGTAATAGAGAACTCCCTCCAGTTCAACCTTTATCACAATATCTTTTTAAGCAGGCAAAACCAGATCTTGATAAGATTGGTAATATTCACGCTATTGAACAACCATTGTTTAGTAAACAACTTGGTGTAGCTGGTACTGTTGATTGTATTGGTGAATATAATGGAGAACTTTCCATTATTGATTTTAAGACTAGTAAAAAGCCCAAACCAAGAGATTGGATTGATAATTATTTTGTTCAGTGTGCAGCATACGCTTGTATGTTATATGAAATGACTGGCATTGTAATTAAGAAATTTGTAATCATTATGTCCTGTGAGAATGGAGAAGTAGAAGTCTATGAAGAATACGACAAGAAAAAATATATTAAAATACTCTCAAAGTATATTAGAGAATTTGTTGAATCTAAGTTGCAAGAATATGCCAAAAACTGATAAAGATATTGATAGTATAATTGAGAAGAAGTTTTATTCTTCAAAAAAATTTACTGATGAAATAGAATCACTTGCTCTTGGTAATGGTATGAAGTATATTGATGCTATTGTATTTTTCTGTGAGAAAAATAACTTAGATGTGGAATCAGTACCTAAACTATTGTCTAAACCACTGAAAGAAAAGATTAAATGTGAAGCTATGGAATTAAATTTCCTGAAAAGAACTTCACTAGCTAAGCTTCCTATCTAATGATTAAGGTGAATCCTTTTGAGACTTATAAATCCTATCTTGGATTAAAAAATCATTTTACAAGAGAAAACTATGACTACCATAAGTATTGTGGTAAATCAAGAGCATCATTAAAATCCTTTTATAGGAGAAAGGATAGGATGTTTTTTGAGCGCCTTAGTAGACAGAAAAAGGATAATGAAGTATTAGATTTCTTTGTTTCTAACTTTGTAAGTACCACTGATCCACAAACTTTATGGATTGGTGAGATTATGAGGAATGGTGAGAAGGAATATACAGATTGGAAAAGAAAAGTACAGTCACTATCTTATGTCTTTAGAGATGAGTCTGAGAATATATTTTCATCTAATAAGGTAGATGATGTATTTGATTGTTCTGATGGCCATCCCATTATTTTAAAAATGTTTTTAAATGATGAGGTTAGTATAGAGACTATGGTAATATATGATAAAATATTAAAATATACTTCTGATTTTGATAAAAAATTGAAAGATCCTGTGTGGGAAACCGTAAGTTTAAAGATTAAAAAATATTCTTCCTTTTTGAATATAGATGTAAATAACTATAAGAAAATATTAAAAAAAATTATTTTAGATTAGATATGAAATTTTTTCAATCAGAGATAGTTCAAGAGGAAATCAAACGAATAGCAGAACTTCAGGAAAAGGTATATTCTGAGGTTTTTTCTGTCAGTAGTATGAATAAATCAGAAAAGATAGAACATATTAATCTCTTGGAAGAATTATTAAAAAAACAAGAGATACTTTATTTTAGATTGAATATGTCTGATGATCCTGAAGCAAAAGCTATGAAGCAACAAATTATTGAAGGAGCT